AGACAAGTGTAATACTATGATCTGCTCTTCTTTGAACAGTAAAGTTATAAGTAGCTGGTTGGATTGCCATAATTAAATTTTTATAATATAAAACATAGCAATATTACGAGGTCTAGATTCTGAACCATCATTAGCAATAGTAGTTGTTGTGCCAATCGCCCCGATATTTGCATTTGCTGCAATTGTACCTCCCACTCCAAAATTTCCATTTGTTATATCTATAAGACACATTCTTAGGTCTGAGCTTCCAATAGTTCTTGCTTGTACAGAAGAAGTAGTGACATGAGATATGTTGTATTGGTGAGCATGAACTGATTGTGTAGTAGACGAAGTTGATGTTGCAGAATGACTATGAACTCTATTGTCTTGAGTTTGACCAGAACCAACATGAGGTCTGCCACTATCTACACCTCTGCCATTATCAAATCCTCTTACAAATTCTCCTCTAAGATCTGGAACGCTAAAAGTAGTTGATCCATTCCCTGCTCCATAACGAGTGCCTATCACAGCAAATAAAGCAGAAAATGTTGTCCTTGAAACTGTTTGACCGCTACACTCTAAATAACCATCTGGGATACCGTTTGATTGATAACCTGTACCTGTGCTTTGATTATCTGCCATACAAAATACTGCTCCTGTCGGCACACCAGCAATAATTTGAAAAGCAAGTTGTCCGTTTCCATCTGTACTTAAAAAACCACCACTAACAATAGATGGAGGTAACGTCAAATTATAATTATTAGAAAGATCGTCTTTACATCTAATATTTACAGCCCTGTCGTTATTGGCATTAAGCATACTTATAGCTCTAGCATTGGTATTGTTACCAAGAATATGTAAACCATCTCCATTCATTTTGACTCTTTCCTGTCCACCGCAAGCAAAACCAATACTGTCAGATCCTTGCCTAAACATTCCTGTGTCTGGGTCAGTATTAAAGGCTACTGATGGTGCTGACGCATTTCCAGCATGAGTGGAATTGCCTTCGTTAGCAAGTATTGGCCCTGTCATTGCGCCACCTTCTTTTGGCAGTAGACCTAAATGGTCTTCATCTAAATTTCCAACAGGAAAAAAGTCAGCAGCAGTTCCTGTTGTAGGATTAGGATTAGCTTGATCTCCTCCAGTAGATTTTCTTATTAATAATTTATTTGATGTATCATCTGCTAAAAACTCACAAGGTAAAATAGTACCAGCATCATTTCTTTGTCCAAAATTATTAGTTGCTACAGCTTTTACTGTATTTTGCATATCAAGCCTTACAACTTGACCAGAAGCGTTATCTATATTTTTATTACCAACTTGTGACATCTAAAAAATCTTTTTCTCCATATTACACCCCTTTACCGTAACCGACAGCTTGAAATGTAAATTTCTTTGCGATTAAAGTATCACTAGCATTATAAATCCTTATATTAAAACCTTGACCTGTTATATCTACACCTGCTGCATTTAAAAAATGTCCACTAGCATTAGTTTTTATAATAAAATAATCACCGCCATCAGCATCCATAATAGTAATTCCTACAGATGGAGGGAAATTATTTACACCGCCTAAGTTTGCAGTTCCAACAAAAAATTTATTACCAAATTCAACATCTAACCCACCTGTATTACTTCCTAATGGTGCTGTTGTTGCTGATGTTATTGGTGTTGTTAATGTTGTATTACCAGAAACATAACTTCTTTCAGTTCTTGCTTCAAAATCTGCAATAATTCCTAGTTGTTGAATTGAAATATTATGTCCCACACTTTCTGATTTTAAAGTAAGTCTAAATTTAAATCCTCTACCTTTATATGTACCATTAGCAAAAGTATTAAAATCTTTTCCAGCAAAATCAGAATCAGCATAGCTTGTTCCACTAGGTGCAACCGAAGTTGTGGCAACACTTATTATTGCATTTGTATCATTAATAAGGGGACCATCAAATTGACCATTAGGAGCATAATCATCCCAAAAAGTACCTGCTGGAATAAGTGTATCTATTGTATTAACGAAGGCGAAAGTACAATTAGAAGATGATATAGCACTACCAGTAGCTAGAAATTGAAAAGTAGTACTACTAGGAACAGCGACTATTGGAAAAACACCATTAGTTGCGCCTCCAGTTATGGCGACAAAATCAACGTAATCTCCAACACTTCTTGCGTGAGCAGTATTATTGAGAGTTGTTATTTGTATAACAGTTTGACTTTGACCCGATATAGTAGCTGTAGTTCTTACATAATTAGCACTAATAGTTTGACCACCTGCTGCAAATCCAATTGCTTGTATAATTCTTCTTAAATTTAATGAATAAACACCTAAACAATCTAAAATTACAGCAAAATCATATGTTCCAGTAGGGTGAGTTGCTGGATTAGTTAGTTGTAAAGCATCACCTACAATTGAAACATTTGTTTTTGTACCAGCAAAAGCTGATGGGTCAGTATCTTCTCTATCTACTAATATTTGTTGTTGATCTATTAAGTCAGGTAAATCATAAATTACAGAATTTTCTCCTTCGCTAAAATTTCCTTGATCATCACGAAATTTTAAAATATATTCCCCCTCTAAAGATGGGACTACTGCGTCAGTTGAGTTACCAGCTAAAGCTTCGATTAAATCAACAGAGTTTTGAAAAGTACCAGTCCCATCTGTTTTACTACTATGACGCACATATACTCTACCTCCATGTAAAACGTCTGGATCAGTTGCTGGCAACCATCTAAGTCGTACTAATTTATTATTTATTGGTTCTACTGTTAAACCATTTACATTATCAGGAGGGGCAGTTTTACCAATTCCAACAAAGGTTAAATCTGCTGATGAGGAAGATAATACTAAAGCTGCATTATAAGAATAAACTTTAAATTCATACAGTCCAGCGTCAGTATTTAAAATTTCAAAATCTGTTTTAAAAACAACCTCATTATTCCAGTTTCCACTTTTAAATCTATATTGAACTAAATATTGACTAACTCCTGACACTCCAGTCCATGTAAGTAATAATTTACTTACAGCTAAATTATTTATTGTTACTATCATTTCTTTGGACTCGCCTTGTTGATTAGTAACTCTTAAATTAGTTGGGGGTGGTTTTGGCTGGTTTAATAAAGAAATATTTTTTGCTGGTAATGGTGTTCCAGAATCAATATTTGCATACTTGCCATCTAAATAAGTTAATCCAGTAATGGTGTAAATAAAATCATCTTTTTCTTCAACTGTTATAACTCTAAATTTTTGTGGTTCTAAATTAACAGTAGATACCATCCAGATACTATTAATATTAGGGATTGCACTTAAGGCACTTGTTAAATTAATTTTGTCATCAACAACAGTACAAGTCTTTTCTTCGATTGATCCGTCTGGCATAATTATATGTGCAGTTACAGCACCAGTTAAATTGGATAAACTATCAGTTGAGTCTATAGTTATTTGTGTAGTTGTAGCAGTCTTAATTCTGCCTGATCTTCTTCTGCCTGACCTAACTGGGTCATTCACACTTATAACACTACCAGGTCTAACAAGAACCCCAGCCTCAAGAGATGTATCAAAAGTAATAATTTCTGATTCTCTTTGTTCACTAAAAAGAATTGCCTTACCAAGTCTTATTGCTTGACCTCTTGAAGTTGTGCCAAAAGCTTTAACTTGTTTTTTAACTATTCCAATCTTATTAATAGCTGCTTGATCTTCAATTATCTCAGTATCCATTTCTTTTGTATCCATATTAAAGTAAGTAACATGAATCATTGAATGTCTCTGCTTTAAACTTGATCCTGAATATGAAAACCCTTCCTCTGATACATTTGCCAAACTAAATAAATAAGTTGAGCTTGTTGGTCTATCTTGTGTAATTGTCACATTACCAGTTTGCCAAATTGGAAAACATCTCATTATACCTGCTAATTCGTTAACAAGATCAAACGCTTGTTTAGTAGCTTGAATATTTACATTGCAACTAAATCTAGGTTCTTTTGAACTAGCGTCTAGAAGATCATCTACAAGTCCGTTTGAATATTTACTGGCATTAACTAAACTAAACAAATCAACGTTTTCATATAAATCAACATCACTTGGGTTTAGTAAGTCAAAATTAGGTGCAATATGAGTACCAAAACCATATCTTTCGCTTGTCAAAACATCTAAAAGTATCATTGCTGGACAAGTGGTCCAGGTAGCAGCACCCATAGTTCCATTAAAAATGTAACCTGATGGATAATGGATAAACCCAAAACTGCTAACAGTTCCTAAACCCAAAGCAGTTGCTTGCGCTTGATTTTTTATAACAGTTGGAGTACCAGAATTATTTGCACCTGCACCAGGTATTCTTACTTTAATTCCTCTTATTTTAAAAACTCTTTGTGGAATGCTTGAAAACTGTTCTGAATCTAACCTGAGTAGAGAATAAGCACAGTTTGGATAAGTGTTTGAATCATCAACTAACTCTTGATAAGCAAAAACTCGAAATTGATCTTTTAAATTATTGCTGTTATGTTCAGCAGTTGTGTCTGAAGTAACTCTTTCTACTGTTAATTGTAAAGTGTGTCCACTTGAATTAAATTGAGTTTTATCAACATTAAAACGATATTCTTTCTGATAAGAATCAGCAGATCTACCTGTAATCGTATCATCAATAACT